CAGGCAACGAGACCATTCAACACATGCGACACCCCGGAGTAGTCCGACTCTTTCGGACATTCTCTAAGGTAGAAGGGAGTTATCAATTCCCCTCTGTAGTAATCGCACCCGCAGGACTCACGGAATCGTGAGTCTCGGTTAACGAAGGATTTCTCTTCGTTAGTGTTGAAGCCTAGGAAGGAAAGCAGCTTTACCAGGGATGGTACGTATTCGGTTTCGATGACGATGTCATCTCCGTATACGGCGTACTCACGAGAACCGCAAGCACGGCAAGCCGCAGTGAAGATCAAAGTCTCTAGAGAGAACGTATAACCGTTCCCCATTGAGGAAAACTTGGCATAATCGCCAGTTCCCCAAGGAGCTTTGAACGAAGCTGATCGAAAGCTCGATAAGAGCTTAAACCAATCAGGAGGAAGCAACAGAGCCACAGTATTTAAACTGAGGGTATCACTAGCCATCTCCAAGTCTATGGTCGCGAAAGCTCCCGTAAGGGAACCGACACGAGCTAGTTCTTGGTTCTTCGTCTGAGAAGACAAGTCGATTTTCCACTTCCGTAGAAGGCGTTTAAGCCAGCCATCCAGCGCAAGCTGAAATGGCAAGGAGTGGGTCGGCTCTTTCGCAAGAGTGCGATGAGTCTTCCAGTTCTTCGGTACGAGTGTAATAGCATTACGCTCAACACACGTGTAAACACAGGAGGACAAGTCTACTCCATAATCTTGGAGTAATCTCCCGATGTAAGGAATTGCCGTCCGCGGTCCGCGTAACTTTCTTGTAATTTTCAAGAAAGGATACGAACGGCGGCGCGGCCGATCCTCGGTTGCTCCATTGGTCAATTTGATCAACCCCGGCATTGCGCCGGTGAAGGTCTCTGTGTCACCTAGGAGATATGCAATATCTCCCTGCATCTTGGTAAGGAGTACTTTCACTTCTGGATCAAGACGATCCTCGTGAAAATAGTACCAGTCAAGACGTTTGTTGGTGATACGGCACTTGCGTTCCCCGCGCTCAAAAGTTTTCTGAGCGTTAAGGGTGCAAACGTCGTCGTCAGCGAAAGTACTATTCTTTTTGAATAGCGCGGCTATCTGCCGCATTACAATCGTCGACCACAGTTCAGACTCTGCTAATGCCGAGTCCGTTATCTGACCAAGTCCAGCCAGCTTATCGTAAGATCGCTGGCGAATCAGACCCAAGACGTATTTATATACGTCATCCTCAGGGTCTGGGAGCAGGGTCTTCAGCAGGTTCCGCGCGATATCGAAGGGATTCAATCGGACA